TGATTGCACTGTTCAACCAATTTTCAGAGGAAGCATTACAAGTGCAAACGTATCAAGTGAGGGTGTTGGTTATGGTTCTTCTGAGATCCTTAACTTTGATAGAAAACCAAATGTATTGTTAGAAAGTGGCAAAGATGCACAACTTACACCAGTTGTTGTTGATGGATCTGTAAGAGAGGTAATTGTAAACAAAGGTGGTAGTGGTTATAATTCACCACCTAACATTACTGTCACTGATGGTAAGTATTGTAAGTTGACACCTGTTCTTGAGAATGGTGCAATCAAATCTGTCATTGTTGTATCAGGTGGTATTGAATATAGAGGTGACTCACAGATCATTGTATTGCCAGCAGGTAATGATGGTGCTGTCTCTGCAAACCTTAACCAATGGACAGTTAATAAAGTTGAACAAAAATTCAATAAATTAACTGATGATGATTGCATCATTACAGAAGGTCATATTGATGATACCACACAACTTGTTCATCTTTATGCTCCAAGAAATATTAGATCAGTAGTATATGGAAACAAGTCAAATGGAGAGAGACAATATCAACATCCTGATCTTACAATTAAGAGTGGACTAGAGTCTGATTCCAAGTATCACTCACCAATTATTGGATGGGCATATGATGGATCTCCAATCTATGGACCATTTGGTTATGATAAACCTGAAGGTGGTGTTGTAAGAAGAATGGTTTCTGGTTATGAAGCAAAAGTAGGATCAAGTAGACCACCACTTAATAAGTATCCTCTTGGATTCTTTGTTGAAGATTATTCTTTCACTGGTTTAGGTGACCTTAATGAAAGTAATGGTAGATTCTGCGTTACGCCTGAGTATCCAAATGGAACTTTTTGTTATTTTGCAACCTTCCAAGAAACTCCAGAAAGTGTTGGTGCATTCAAGAATTTTAGAAAACCACAATTCCCATATTTGATTGGCAATACTTTCCAACACAAGCAAAATGAATTTAACTTTAAGAAGACTTCCAATCATGTTGATTATGATTTAGTTGCAAACAACTGGAGAAGAATCACAACACCATATAAAATTAATTCAAAATTTGGTGGTTATGACTTCATCTTCAATTCCAATAACATCAAAGAACAGGTTATTGAAATCACTGGTGTATCTAAAGGTAGTGTTGATACTGTTGGCATCTTAACTGGTGGCACAAATTATAAAGTAAATGATAGAGTCATTTTCAAAGGTGACACAGATGGAAAGACAGCAAGAGGAAAGGTTTCTAAAGTTGGTGGTAAACCAGTTAATAATGTAGATATTGAGACTACTACATTAACAAACATTGAATTTCAAAATGTAGGTGCTCCCAATAAGTTTATTGGATTTACAACTGAACCTCATAATCTTATCAACAACACCAGAATGAAAATTTCTGGTCTTTCAGATTATTTTGCTGGTTTAGACAAGTATTATAATATTGGTATTAACACTGGATCTTATATTCTCCTTGATGATGTTGACACATCTGCAAACACTGGTATTGTAACTTACTTCAGTGTTGGTGGTGCATTCCAGTACCCATTCATGAGACCAAATGATATCATTAACATTGAATCAGAAAAGATCAAGGTACTTAATGTTGAACCACTTAACAACAGAATAAGAGTTCTGAGAGCACAGAATGGTACATCAGGTGCTGCACACACAGGTAATGTAAAACTCTTCCAAGATCCTAGATCGTTCTCTATTAATGTTGGTGCATTAAAAACAACAAAGATTCTTAAAACTAATACTGAATTTTACTTTGATCCTGCTGAGGCATTAGGTATTGGAAGTGAAACAACTGTTGGTGCTGGTAAGACTATTGTATTCTCAAACCCTGGTGCTGGTGTCACAAACGTATTTGTACCAGAGCAACAAATTTACATTCCTAACCACACATTTAGTGTTAATGATTCAGTTGGATACCACACCAATGGTGGTGATGCAATAGAAGTTTGGAATGGTCAAGCAGGTGTTGCAAAAACCACACTTGATAAAGTATCACCATTGTTTGTTGCCCCATTTGATGACAAATTCATTGGTCTCTCAACAGTTAGAGTTGGAATGGGAACCACTGGATATAAAGGCATTACTGACAGCACTGTAGGACTTTTATACTTTACAAATGTTGGAACAAGTTCTTATCATAGTTTCAAAACTAATTTTGATGATGTTGTAACTGCAAGAGCAGAGAGAACTAAAGTAACTGTATCAACAGCAAGTACACATGGTCTTATTGTAAATGATCAAGTATCATTTAAGTTGAATCCAAAGAATGAAAGAACAATTGTTGTTAAGTATGACAATTTTAACAGAAGAATTGTATTTGATCCACAAACATTTGTTGCTGGAAATGTAAATACTGCTTCTAACACAATTGGTGTTTCAACTAGCATCTTCAAAACTGGTGATAAAGTTATTCACACTTCAGGCGCACCTGCTGGTGGTCTGGTTGATGAAAAGATGTACTATGTCTACATGGATTCACCAACAAGCATTAAACTTGTTGAGGAAAAGTTTGAACTCAATAAGATCTCACCAAATTTTGTAAACATCACTAGTGCAAGTGGTGGAACTCTTTCCAAAATTAATCCAACTGTTTCAGCAGACTCAAATCTGAAATTTGACCTTTCTGATGCATCACTTTCCTTCATATCAAATGCTATTAAGTATCCTGCATTTGAGATGAAGTTATATACTGATTCACTTTTTATCAATCAGTTTTTAACATCACACAGTAATGATTTTGAGGTAAAGACAAGTGGTGTTGTTGGCACAGATGGTGAACTGACACTTAATATCAAGCACATGCCATTTGCTTTGTATTATAAGTTTGTAAATGTCAATGATAACTTTATTATTGATGAGAAAAAGATAGTTATTGATGAAGATGTTATTTCAAACAATACTATCTTCAAGTCTATTTCAGTTCTTGATGGCAATCATACTATTATTGGAATTGGTTCAACAACTTATAATTTTGATTTAGACAATACATCTTTAATTACTTCTTATGATACAACATCAGCAAATGCTCAATATGATACATCATCATTAAGCGCATTTGGTTCAATTAAAAATGTTGACTTAGTTGACAACAACTATGGATATACAGAAATCCCTGGAATTTCATCAATCAGAAGTGGAGTAGGAACAGGTGCTATTCTCTTTGCTGAGTCTAAGTCAATTGGTAAAATTAGAAATCAAAAATTCCAATCAAATAATATTGGTTGGAATTATCCAACTGACCAAACACTGAAACCAACAGCAAACCTCCCTGAGATTGTTGAGATAAATCCACTTGCATCATTTGAAAGAATTGGTATTACAACATCTGGTGCAGATTACTTAGTTCCACCTACTCTTATTGTGAGAGATGGTGTAACAAATGAAATTGTTGATTGTGTTCTCACCTATGAACTGGGTGATCCTGAAGTTACCATTCTGACCAATTCAAGAGGTTTCTATCCAACTACACCAAGAATTATTGCAACCAATAATTCAAATGGTTTCCTGTTTAATGGTCTCACACTTACTGGTGACACTGTTAAATTAGATCTCACTGCAACATTTGACAGTGATTCTGATTATCCCTTCTTTATTGGAGGTAAAGTCTATGTTGAAAATGTAAGCATAGGAATTAATACCACAGGAAAAGGATATAATTCAGAACAATACAAGCATGAACTGTTTAGTGTTGTTGGTGTTAAGACAAATGCTGGTGGTGCTGGTGCTTACGTTGAATTTACACTTGAAGATAAATTAAAGTCAGGAGAATTTGCTGGTAATGTAATTTCCATTGATGGAGCAAGAGTTATTCCAGAGGAACATCTTCCAGAATTCAAACCAGTTCTTGGTAAGAATAAATTCTCTAATGATGAGACTGTAAGTTGGGGATTAGCAAATAAAGGTGTTGTTGATGGTTATAATCAAGATACTGATATTCTTAAGATCAAGACTTCAAGTGATCTTGAAATAGATGATTTAGTGATTGGTGATTCATCAAGAACAAGAGGCATTGTTGTCAAGAAATTTGACTTTGATGCAGATATTAAGACTGGTGCTGGAACTACTGTAAACTATGGTTGGACCAGAACAACTGGTTTCTTGAATGATAGTCTTCAAAGAATGCCAAACAATGATTACTATCAAAGATTCTCATATTCTCTTAAATCTGAAATCCCATTTGAAAAGTGGGATAACACTGTTGGTTCACTTAATCACACTGCTGGATTCAAGAAATTCTCAGATCTGCAAGTAATCAGCAAAACTGAAGATCAAAATCTCATACCATATGTCAATGACACTGAAATGTCATTTATTGTTGACTGTATTGGCGAAGGTGATCTGAACTGTTGGCATGATTTTGACTTAGGAAGAGAAAATCTATTTGATGTAAATGGTCAAACTGTATCAGATACTGTATTTTTTGAAAATGTTATTCTTACTGATTATTTTGAATCAAAAGGAAACAGAGTGTTAAGTGTTGATGATGTAAGTCATACATTTAACAGCAATGAAAGAGAAGAGGCACATACAAACATCAGCAACTTTGAAAGTACAGTCAAATTTGCTAAATCACTCTTCCTTGTTCAAGATACAAGATTTACTGATGAAAGACAATTCCAAATCACCACTGCTGTGGTTGATGATGAATTTGCATACATGACCAGTTATGCAAAACTTTATACATTCCCAGATCTTGGTCATTTTGATGTTAGTTCAACTGCAGAAGAGTGGAATTTCCAATTCCACCCAATCAAATTCAGTTTGAATGATTACTTTGTATCTTCATTCACATTTGCTTTTGAACCAGAAGCAGTAGGTGTTGCAGAAACATCATTTGGTGATGTTATTCATCAAATTAACCAAGAAGTTGCTGTTCCAACCAACACTGTAACAAATATTGTTTCAGTTGGAACAAGTTTCAGATCACTGAAGGTTATGAACCTTTTGGTATCAGGTGATGAATACCATTTTGCTGAATTTAATATTATTCATAATAACACAGATGTAAGTTTTGTTGAATACAACAATATTGATGAAAATAACAGTGTAACATATGGTGGTGGTATTGGAACATACAGTGCTGAAATAAGTGGTTCTGATATTCTTCTTAAATTCCACCCAAATACTGGAATTGCAGCAACATCATACAGTCAAATTGTTTGCACAGCAGCAGGTCAGTTCCCAGGAATTACAACAATGAACACTGCCAGAATTGGTAGTGCATATACATCAATTCCCTCTGATTCTTCACCTACTGCTCATGTATTGTCAAGTTATGACACAGTAAGCACTTCTGAAAAATATAGTGCATCATACCAAGTAGTTACTGTTGAAGACCTTGCAAATAATGAACATGAAATGTTTGAGATTGGGGTGCTCAACTCATTAACAATTCCAACACAAGGCATTACAGCTTTTGGTGTTGTAGAAACTGATTCATCTCTTGGAACAATTGGCGTTTCAACATCTGGCAATAATGTGCAGGTTACATATACAGCAAATCCCAATACTGCTGTAAGAGTAAGATCATTCTTTGTTGATTTGAGAGAACTTTCTCCAACTGAGACATTTAATAAGATTGAGATGAATGATGGTTACTTGAGAGCACAGGTTGGAAACTATTTTGGTACAAAATCAAGTGTTGCAACTGAGTTTGAACTAAAACATAATGGTGATGACATCTTTAAGAGACAATTTGATGGATCATCTACAGTTGGTGTCAATACACTTACAAATCAAATCACTCTTCCAAACCACTTCTTCCAAAGTGGTGAAGCAGTCAAATACACTGTTACTGGAGTTGATGAAAGAATTCAAATTGTATCAACTGATTTTGGTGGCAGTGTAGGTTCAACAACTAGACTTCCAGAAGATTTGTTTGTCATTAAAGTCAATGACGCTTCTATTGGTTTTGCTACAAATGCAACAGATGCCCAAGCAGTCAACCCAGTCTTTGTTGGACTGACAACAGTTGGAGTTGGTAATTCACACTTCATCACTGCTACAAAACAGAATACTAAGGCATTGGTCTCAATTGATAATATAATTCAGGCACCTATTGCAAAAACTGGTATTGCTGCAACATTGTCATCTGATATTATTTTTGACACAACATTTGCTACAAGTGGAATTACATCTATTGCATCAAATGACATCATTAAAATTGATGATGAATTCATGAGAGTTACATCTGTCACTGGCACTGGTGTAACATTCTTTGTCCAGAGACCAATTCTTGGATCTACAATTCAACCACACCTTACTGGTGCAACAATTGAAAAATTTGTTGGTAATTACACAATTACTGATAATACACTTAACTTTGTAAGTGCTCCTTATGGTAATATTCCTCTTTCCACAACATCAGCTCTTCCTGATGAAAGAGATTATACAGGAATCTCTACAAATTCCTCTTTCCATGCAAGAGTATTTACAAAGAGAGGTATAACTGGTTCTACAGATGAGACATACAGTTTAAACCATGTGTTTGATGATGTATCTGAACAATTTACAGGTGTAAGCAGCAATTTCACTCTTAAATCTGATGGTGCTGATGTAACTGGTATTACTTCCAATACAATCATGCTTGTTAATAATATTTTCCAAGCACCACAGGGAGTTCAGGCTGAAGTTGGTGAATATCAAAACTTTGAAAGTGTTGGTGTAACCACTGTAAGATTTACTGCTGGTTTTGGAACCCCACGTGGATATAATCAAAATATTGGTGGTCTTCCAATTGGTGGAATGATTGTTTCTGTTGGTTCAAGTGAAGGTTTTGGATATCAACCACTAGTTGGTGCTGGTGGAACTGCAATTGTTTCAAATACAGGAACTATTTCAGCAATCAGTATTGGAAACACTGGTTCTGGTTATAGATCTGGTGTTGTGACTGCTTACAATGTTGGTGTTCAAACTTACTTTGGTGTTCTTCCTATTCTTGAGCATATTGGAACTGCAATTGTAACAGATGGTGGAGTAACAAGTATTGATATCACAAATCCAGGTTCTGGATATACCAATACTAATGCACCAGTTGTTGTGATTGAAGAACCATTAAGTTATGATAATATTCCTCTGATCTATTCATCTTCATCTTCAGGTGTTGGTACTGAAGCAACTGCTAATATTAAAGTTGGTCAAGGTTCAAGCGTCATTGAGTTTGAATTAAATGATTTTGGTTTTGGATTTAAAAAAGCAGAGACATTGACAATTCCATTTGGTGGAGCAACAGGTATTCCAACTAATCCTTCACTTTCATTCAGTGAGTTCCAACTGACAATACAAGATGTTTACAGTGACAACTTCAATGGATACTCACCTGGAGAATTCCAAGTCTTGGATAGAATTGATGATCAATTTGATGGTATTAAGAAAGTATTCCCACTAACATTAGAAGGTGAACCAATTTCAATTAGAGCATCAAGAGAATCAAATATTGAAGTAGACCAAACATTGCTTGTCTTTATTAATGATATTCTGCAGGTTCCTCGTTTATCATACACATTTGAGGGTGGAAGTCAAATAACATTTAATGAAGCACCAAAGGGTGAGGGTTCAGGTATTCCTGAGGGTGATACATCAAGAATCCTTTTCTACAAAGGTGCAGGTGAGTCTGATGTTGTTTTTGAAAACATTCTGGAGACAGTAAAAATTGGTGATACTGTTGAATTAAATGCTGATATTGATAATGGACAAAGCATTGTCTTTGATCAAGATAAGAGAGTTGTAACTGGTATCACAACAATTGATGCTGTACAAACCAATCTCTACAAAGGACCTGGACTTGCAAATAATAGAACTGTCACAAGACCTCTTTCATGGTGCAAACAAACTATTGACAGAAAGATCAATGGACAGTTTGTTGGAAAGGATAGACAGAAGTATGAACCTATTATTTCTCCTACTTCTTATCTTATCACATCAGTTGGTTCTGCAGCAACAGAGGCATATGTTGATAGTGTAAGACCATTGTATGATGGTGCCAATGAATCTTCAAACAGAGCATTCCAAAACTCTGTAAGTTTGATCTCACAAAATACAATTTCAGATGCAACAGCAACTGCAACTGTTGGAACAGGTGGTACTATTTCAGCAATCACAATCACTGATGGTGGTTCAGGTTATGATTTCACACCAACAGTAACCATTGCAGGTATTGGCACATTAGGCACTCAGGCAACTGCTACTGCCTCTGTAACAGGTGGAGTGGTCACTGGTGTTACTATCACTAATGCAGGCACTAATTACACTACTTCACCATTAGTGTATATCCAACCACCAAAGATTACAAAAGAGGTAATCAATGTAGATTCATACTCAGGTGATTTTGGTGTTATTGTTGGAATTGGAAGCACAAATTTTGGTGCTCAGAAACAGTTGTTCTTTGATGTTTATATCCCAACTGATTCATTCATGAGAGACGCAAGTCTTGTTGGTACTGCACAAACAGTAAGTGGTATTAGCACTGGTGATTTTATTGTTGTCAGAGATACATTCCTTTCTATTGGAAGTACATTTGCATCTGCTGTTGGTGTTGCTGACACTTTCCTTGATTGTGTATATCAAGTTGGTTCTGCATCAACTGAGATGGTGACTGTCACTAATGAAGAATCTGCTGGTATTGTAACAGCAGTAAGAAGAATCAAGTGTAATGTTGACACATATGGTCCAGGTATCACACATACTAAGAGACCATTTATGGGCAACTATAGTTGGGGTAAGATTGTTTTTGAAGAGAGAACTGACACCAAGACATTTGATGCACATAATGAAAGTGGTGTCATTGGAATATCAACATCTGGTCTGGTCCAGAGAACTAATGCTCTCAAGTTCAAAAACTATATCTAATCCCCTATAAATAAACAAAAAGTCCTAATAAAATGGCTGCGATAATAACTGATCAACTTCGTATATTAAATGCAAAAAACTTTGTTGCTGGAGTTCAATCCAGCAGCAATTCTTATTATACGTTTATTGGTTTGCCAAATGCCACTGATTATTCTTCAACTTGGGAAAGTTCACCACCTTCTCCAAAAGATAGTTTAGATCAGTCAAATGATTATTGGGACACAATGATTGCCTTGAAAAAGGTAAGTTCTGGTGATGTGACACAAGTTGTTTCCAAGAACACTTGGTCATCTGGCAATATCTATGATATGTGGAGAAATGACATTTCAAGGTCTAACCCTTCACAACCATCTGGTTCATTCAACATCTATACAGCAAATTACTATGTAATGAATAGTGATTATAGAGTCTATATCTGTCTCTATAATAATGCTCTTCCTGAAAACAATTTCAAAGGAAGTCCTTCACTTGATGAACCCACTTTTACAGATTTAGAACCAAGAGCAGCAGGTTCTAGTGGTGATGGATATATTTGGAAATATCTTTACACAATCAAACCTGGTGATGCTATCAAGTTTGATTCTACAAACTATATTCCAGTTCCTAACAACTGGGGTAATACCACTGAAACATCCACAGTCAAAGCAAACGCTGCTTCCAGTGGTCAACTTAAAATTGCAACTATCAGAAATAGAGGTGCTGGACTTGGAAATGCCAATACCTACACTGGTATTGACATCAAAGGTGATGGAACAGGTGCAAAGGCAACTGTTGTTATAAATGCTGATGCAAAAGTGCAATCAGTCACCATCACAAATGGTGGATCTGGTTATACATATGGAACAATTGATCTTGCTGGTAAAGGTGTAACAGGAACAACTGCTCCTATCTTTAATGTCATTATTCCACCACCTGGTGGTCATGGTGATGATATTTACTCTGAGTTAGGTGCATATAATGTTCTTGCTTATTCAAGATATGAGAATGATGCTGAGAATCCTGACTTTATTACAGGGAACCAGTTTGCAAGAGTTGGACTTGTAGAGAATCCACAAGAGTTTGGTTCAACTAGTCTTCTGTCATCTGATAAAGCAGCAGCAACATATGCCTTAAGGTTGACTGGAACGGGGTATAGTTCAGTTGTCTTTGTCCCAGATTCTGAGATTACACAAACTGTTGGACTTGGTTCTACAGCAGTTGGAAGAGTGATTTCATATGACCAAACTACTGGAGTTCTAAAATATTGGCAAGATAGATCAAATGTAGGGTTTAATTCAGATGGTTCTCTGAATACATCACCAAAATATGGTTTTGTCAACATTCATTTTGATGGTGATGCAAGTGCTAATTCAGGAGGGTCTGTTGATATTGTTGGAGGATCAGCAACATTGCAGATTACCACTTCATTTTCAGGTATTAGTACTGTAATAAATAATAAGACATATAATCTTGGACAGGAATTTACAATGGGTGTTGCGAATCCTGAATCCAAAAAATACTCTGGCAATATCATATATGTTGATAACAGACCTCCAGTAACAAGGTCTACCACCCAGAAAGAAGACGTCAAAATCATTTTGCAATTCTAAAGAATTATGCCACAGGAAACTAATCTCAACGTTGCTCCTTATTTTGATGATTTTGACGCAACTAAAAACTACAACAAAGTTTTATTCAAACCTGCCTATCCAATTCAGGCAAGAGAGTTAAATAGCATTCAATCTGTCTTACAGAATCAGATTGAAGCAATGGGTGATAACCTCTTCAAAGAGGGAAGTGTTGTCATCCCTGGAAATGCATCATATAAACCTAGATTTAGATGTGTTCAGATACAATCTGAGTTTTTAGGAGTTCCTGTACGTTTATATCTTGATAGTCTTGTTGGTAAAAAGATTATTGGCAGAACATCAGGTGTTACTGCAAGAGTAGTTACATATATTACAAATCAACAATCTGATAATGGCAATTATACACTGTATTTGAATTATGAGGATTCTAGTGATGATGGTAATTCTAGTGAAACCTTCTTTGATGATGAAATTCTTGTAACAGATACAGCATTAGCATTTGGTACTTCATTTATTGCTGCTGGTGAAGGATTTGCAAACACTATTGTTGCAGCATCAACAGCAACTGGAACTGCATACACTCAAAGTGCAGGTATCTTCTACCTCAGAGGTAATTTTGTAACTGTTGATGACCAGATCCTGATTTTGGATCAATATTCAACTAATTCTACTTACAGAATTGGTTTCCAGATTGAAGAAAAGATCATCACAGCAGATGATGATGGAAGTCTTTATGATAATGCTAGTGGATTTAATAACTATACTGCTCCTGGTGCAGATAGACTTCAAATCACTGCTACATTAGCAAAAAAAGCAATTAATAATTTTGATTCTCAGGGATTTGTTCAAATCGCTGAAGTAAATAATGGACAACTGAAGAATGCCATCAATAATAGTTCAAGATATAATGAACTTGGTAATGAATTAGCAAAAAGAACATTTGAAGAGTCAGGTCATTACTACATTAAAGAGTTACAGACAAAGATTAAAGAAAGTCTGAACAACCTTGAAGGAAATAGAGGTATTTACAGAGAAGATCAACTAACTCAAAGAGGAAATGTTCCCTCTGAAGATCAAATGATTTATCAGGTATCACCTGGTAAAGCATATGTAAGAGGTTTTGAGACTGAAATTAAGTCCCCACAATTTATTGATGTTCCAAAACCAAGAACTGCCAGAAACATTGGCAGCACTGGTATAAGTTTTGATTTTGCACCAACTTTAACAGTTAATAGAGTAACTGGCAATGCTCCAATTGGATTTAACACCACAAATACTCTTTCTTTGAGAGATCAAAGAGTTGGATCAGACGTATTTTTAACTCCTGGTGCAGAAATTGGTAAAGCAAGAATTTATGATTTTGCATTAGAATCAGGATCATATGATGCAACAAATTCAAATCTCAATCAGTGGGATCTCTCAGTTTTTGACATTGAGTTTAAGGCTACAGTAGAATTTAATGTTGATGCTACTCTTACCAAGTCTTCATTTGTTGAAGGAACTCAAAGTGGTGCCACTGGATTTTCTGCTGGTAACAGCACTGGTACTTCACATGATCTCTTTAATGTAAGAGGTGAATTTATAAGAGGTGAATCTGTCATACTTAATGGTGACCCAGAAACAGCAAGATTCCTTACAAATTACAGACAATATTCTCTTGCTGATGTTAAATCAGTGCACGCAGTTGTTGGAACAGCAAACACCTTTACTGCTGATGTAATTCAAAGTCCAATTCTGACTTTTGAAAATGCAAATATCACTGGTGCAAGTGCAGGTGTTTCAACTGTTTCAAGTCCATCAAATGGTGGAAAAACATTTGTTGGTGTGGTCACAACTGGTAATTTGATTACCTATGAGAGACCAGGACTTCTTGATGTTTCTATGGGAAGAGTTGTTTCTGTAGCATCAACAAATTTTGAAATTGAAGCAGTTACTACAGTTAATGGTGTTGTTGATGGTGCTCTTCCAACAACTAATTTTGATGCCAATGATCTGAGAGTTGTAACAACAAAACTCACCAATTCATCTAATAGTGGAAATGAGGCTGGAAAGAGATCACTGTATTCTGTAATTCCAAACAGTAATGTCAAATCAGTTAATCTGAATAATTCAAATATTACAATTAGAGTCAAAAAGATTGTAAGTATCAGCAATGCTGGTGAGACAGGTGCAATTAGTGTTGATGATGTTGATAATCAGACTTGGAGTTCCTTTGATGAAGAAAGATATTCTCTTCAAAGTGATGATGGAACAACTCAAGTTCTGACAAATGACAAATTATCTTTTAACACTGCAAGAACAGAATTAACTATTCAAGGATTGACTGGATCTGGTCCAGCAGTTTTGGTTGGTACTGTTCTACAGAGCAAAGTAACTTCAAAGGTAAAGAGAAAGAATATTGTCACTAAGATTGTTGTTGATAAGTCTAGTGACCCAACTTCAGGAATTGATGCAGTTGGATTTGCAGGAACAACTTTGAATGATGGTCTTGAGTTTGGTAACTTCCCATTTGGAACAAGAATACAAGATAACACAATCTCTCTGAATAGACCAGATGCATACACTGTTCATGGAGTTTATGAATCAATTGACGTAAATGATCCTTCTAGTCCAACTTTAACCATCTCAAATGCAACTGGTCCAAGTGCAAATACAGATGACTTGTCAGTTGGAGAAGTTATAATTGGTAACTTAAGTAATGCAAAGGCAATATTCCTTGAGAAGATTTCTACATCTAAAATTGCATTTGCTTATGTAAATAACAAAACTTTCCAGAATGGTGAAATTATTAATTTCAGAACATCTGGAGTACAAGCAAACGCTTCTGAAATAGATCTTGGTTCACCAAATATCACAAAATCATTTGAATTTGACAATGGTCAGAGAAGTGACATCTATGACATTTCAAGAATTATAAGAAAGTCTGGTGCTCATACACCAACCAAAAAACTTCTGATTTACTATGGATATCTTGATTATGATCCAGCTGACATTGGAGATATTACAACAGCAAACTCATATCAGAACTGTGATTATACCACAGAAGTACAACTTACAAATGGATTTAGAAACACTGATATTATTGACTTGAGACCAAGAGTCTCTACTTATACAGTTGCTGCTGGAGCAAACTCACCATTTGAATTTGATGGTAGAACATTTGACAATAGTAATCATAGCACTAAGCATGTATTTTCAAGTGATGAAAGTTCAATCTACTCATATGAATACTATCTTGGTAGAGCAGATAGAATTTATCTGACAAGAAATGGTGACATTCAGGTAACCCTTGGTGCTCCTTCAGATAGACCAGAACTTCCTGATGTTCTTCCAGGTGCTTTAAACATTGCTAATGTATTCAATCCACCATACCTCTACAATGTAAGAGATTCAAGGATTAAATTTGTTGAGCATAAGAGATATCAGATGAATGATATCGCAAAACTTGAGAAGAGAATTAAGAACCTTGAATACTATACTTCACTGAATCTCCTTGAGCAAAATACACTCAATACCTTTGTCTCAGACACAAATGGATTGAATAGATTTAAATCTGGTATCTTCATTGATAACTTCTCATCCTTTACACCACAGGATGTTTCAATTGGTGTCAGAAATAGTATTGACCCAGTAGAAAAAGTTCTTAGACCTGCACACTACTCAACTGCTGTTAATCTGCAGGTTGGAAGTTCTGCTATTCCTGGAATTGGAACTGTTACAACACCAGATACAGATTCAAGATTTTCATCTCTTTCAGGTCAAAATGTAAGAAGAACTGGCAATGTAATTAGTTTGAATTTTACTGAAGTTGCTGAAATCTCACAACCCTATGCTACTAGAGTTGAGAATGTAACTCCATTCCTGATTGACTTCTATGAAGGAAGTATTGCTCTCAACCCAACCACTGATGTTTGGGTAAGCACACTTCCACCTGAAACAAATGATGTGGTTATTGAGGGTAACTTTGAATCAGTTGCTCAAGCACTTCAGGCAGAATTCACAGAGGGTGATGATGGTCTTAGAAGTGGTGTAGCACCAACATTGTGGAATTCTTGGGAGACAACTGGAATTAATCTTGATCTTTCTGGAACAACTCAGACTGAGACATTTAATGCTGCTTCTAGAAGAACTGGAAGAACAACAGGTGATCTTGGACTTGGTGGATTCAATGCCAACCTCTCAACTATTAATACAACAACTATTGATGGAACAATTAATATTGAGCAGAACAGAACAGGTGTTCAACAGACTGTAAATGAAGTTCTTACAGAAGCAGCATCACTTGGTTCAAGGATTGTAAACAGATCAATCTCCAACTTCATGAGGGAGAGAAATATTGAGTTTACTGGCACTAGACTGAAACCAAACACTCAGGTATTCTCATTCTTTGATAATGTAAACGTAACTCAAAGATGCACTCCCAAACTTATTCAAATTGCTATGAACTCTGGAACATTCCAGGTTGGTGAAGAAGTTGTTGGATCAATCTCTGGAGTAGATGGTGCTTCAATTAGATTTAGAGTTGCTTCTGCTAATCATAAGTATGGTCCATATAATAATCCAACTGACTTCTATGATAGCAATCCCTATCTGAGAAATAATGCTATTCCCTCAGTTTACTCTGCTGAGAGCACAATTTTAAATGTTGACACTGCAAGTCTTGCATCAGAGGAAAATCCTACATTTAGAGGTCATGTTGTTAATACAATGATCCTTAGAGGTCAAACAAGTGGTGCTGAAGCAACTGTAACCAATGTAAATCTTATCACAGATAGAGTTGGTACAGTACAGGGTTGCTTCAATGTTCCAGGTGAGGGAGATTTTTCAGAACAAACATTCAACACTGGAAGAAATGTATTCAGGTTGACAAGTAGTGGTATTAATAGTCAGGTTGAAGGCACAACTACTACATCAGCAGAAGAAGTCTTCTATTCTCAGGGTGATATTGATACAACTGAAGAAGTAACACTCTCACTTAGAAATGCAAGAGTAACTACAGTAGAAGTAGAAGCAGAGCAGCAAACAGTTGAATCTGATGTAAACTTTGACATCATCAATAGCAGGACATTAAGACCTACACCTCCCCCTCCACCACCACCAAGACCACCCAGAAGAGGTGACCCACTTGCACAGACCTTCAAGATTGATGCTAAGAATGGTATCTATGCATCTAAGGTGGATCTGTTCTTCCAGACAAAAGATGATACTCTGCCTGTAACTGTTCAGATTAGAGAAACTACATTAGGAACACCAAACCAGACAATTCTTGGATATTCTGAGGTAACTCTGAATCCTGATGATGTAAATGTATCTGAAGATGGTACAGTAGCAACAGAATTCAGATTTGAATCACCAGTATATCTTAAACCTGGTGTTGATTATGCTCTGGTTGTCATGGCAAGTGTCACAACCTATAACCTGTGGATTTCAAGACTTGGTGAGGCAGATGTAACAACTCTTGCAACAGAGTCTGGAAGAGTTCTAGTTACTGAACAACCATTGTTGGGTTCATTGTTCAAGTCACAAAACTCACGTATTTGGACTCCAAGTCAATATGAAGATATGAAGTTTGTTCTTCATAGATGTGACTTTGTTGGATCTGGCAATATTCAGTTCTACAACCCAGATCTTGATGAAAAGAATGAGGCAATTGCACCTGGTTCTATTATTGCTGAATCAAGACAAATCAGTGTTGGTATTGGAACAACAGTTAATCAGACAGGTGTCACTGATACTCTTGTTGTTGGTAACAGAGTTATTCAGAAAAACACTGGAGCATTTGGTTACCTCAAACAGTTCTCTGGTATTGCCACTGGACCAATGCAAATAACTGCTGCAGGTATTGGATTTACTCCCTCTTCAGGAACATTGACATATGCTGGTGTTGCATTGACATCTGTGACTGGAAGAGGACGTGATGCAACTGCTGACATCACTATTCAGGATGGTATTGCAATTGGTGCAACAATTAATGCTGGTGGTAGTGATTATGTTGTTGGTGATATTGTTTCACCTATTGTTATTGGAACAAAAGAACTTGGTGGTGGTGCAAGATTTACTGTTGGTATTATCACTGCATCAGATGCACTCCTTCTGAAAAATGTTCAGGGTGAATTCAGCACAAATGCTAATGACTACCTTGAGTATGATTCAACTGCTGGCACAAGATTGTCACTCAATGCTGGTGTTGGTGGTTCAGTTGTTCCAACCACATCAGTTGTCATTACAGATGGTCTTCACTTGAAGATTAGACAGAGAAATCATGGAATGTACTCTAACACAAATAAAGTTAGAATAAGACAAGTAACAGGAAGTGGAAAACCTACAAGTCTTCTGACAAATGTCACAAGAACTTCTACTGCAAACATTTCTATTGCAAATACAACTGGATTTGATACTTTTGAAAATGTAGGTGTATCAAACACCAATCCAGGATATGTTCAGATTGGAGATGAAATCCTCAAATATGAGGGAATCACCTCTGGTTCAGGTGTAACTGGAACATTGACTGGAATTGGAAGAGCAGTTGAAAGTGTTGCTGCATCTCATACAACTAATGACCTTGTTACTAAGTATGAGTTTAATAATGTATCACTTAGAAGAATCAATAGAGTTCACAACTTGATTGAAGTAACTAAACCAGAACCACTTGCAATTGACCACTACCATATTAAACTTAATATGGCAGAGTATGGAACTGATAGAACTGGTATTGGTACATTCAGACCAGTTACAAACTATCTGACTGATGGTCATACAAATATTAAAACTGCAAAAGGATCATACAACATTCCTTATTCAGTAATTGTTCCTGACGTTACATCAACTACACCTGAGGGTGCTTACATTCTTGCCTCTGCAAGATCCATCTCTGAAACTTCTGTTGATGGCACTGAAGTTGCATATATTGATCAAGGGTTCCAAGATGTTCAATTCAATAAGAAGAATTACTTTGAAACTCAAAGAATGGTTGCTTCTGAAGTAAACCAAGAGGAAATGCTTGATGTCTTACCTGGCAATAAGTCATTCACTCTTAATCTTGATCTTCTCACTTATGATGCAAGAATCTCTCCAATGATTGATTTGAATCACTCCTCTGTTGTATTTGTGTCCAACAGAGTTGATGGTCCAATCACTGACTTTGCTACTGATCCAAGAGTTGTTGGAATTCCACAGGATCCTAACAGCATGATTTACGTAACAAAGCAAGTTACACTTGAGAATCCTGCTACATCACTGAAAGTGTTTATTGATGCCTTCATTGCAAATACAAGTGATGTAAGAATGTTCTATGCACTTGATCAAGATGTAAGTGCAAATGAAACTAAGTTCAAACCATTCCCTGGTACAAATAACATTGACCCATATGGTCAAGTTATTAATCCAACCAGATCAGATGGTACACCTGATGAGAAGAAGGAGAAGTCTGATAAGTTGACTCAGACACCTGCTATCAATGACTTTACTGAATATAAATTCACCATGGACAACCTTCCTCCATTCAAGTCATTCAGACTCAAACTGATTGGAACATCTGTTAACCAAGCAGTGGTTCCACAATTTAGAAACCTTAGAGCAATTGCATTGGCATGAGTTACATTCCTGTTGAGGGCAATAAAAATTTGTCCAGAGATGGCAAAAATAATGCCATCATTAATACAAATAAAAATGAATTTGAATCATACATAAAAAATAGGGAGAAACTTAAATCTAATACAGAAAGAGTTGACTCCCTTGAAAGAAAAGTTGATGATTTAAAAGGTGATCTAGATGAAATCAAATCAATGTTAAAAGCAGTAATCAATGGCTAACAACACTATCACCTTTAATCCAAATTCTAATGCTGCGTATGGTGTAAACCTTACAATATTAGAGGGTGCTGACTTTAGATCCACATTTAAAGTCAATAAAGAAAACAAGTCTGCTTTTGATTTATCTGGTTATGCAATCCATGCAAAGATGAAAAAGAGTGTTGCTATTGGAGCATCAACTGGTGGTATTCAAGGATTCACTGCAGGCATAACCAGTGCTGCTGCTGGTGAATTTAATATTTCTCTTACAGACACTATCACAAAAGATTTGAAACCAGGAAGATATTATTATGATATCAATGTTGTTAGTTCAGCATCTACAGTTTATAAGATGGTGTCTGGAAATGTAGTAGTAGAGGGGGGTCTCCCAGTCTCCTAAATATAAAAAAGGATATAGTGTATAATGGCACAACCTTCTTCAAGACAAGAACTTATAGATTATTGCTTAAGACAGTTAGGTGCCCCTGTCTTAGAAATTAATGTCGCTGAAGAACAACTTCAAGACTTGATGGATGATGCCATTCAGCATTTTCAAGAGAGACACTATGATGGTGTTGAAAAGGCATTTTTAAAATATCAAATCACTGAGAAAGATGTGGAGAGGGGTAAAGCAAGACCTCCTGGAGCATCCAGTGCAACAACACAAACTGGAATTACATCAACTACAGTTAACACCACAGTTGGTGGTGATTCTACAAACTTTGCTTATTATGAGAACAGTAATTATATTCAGGTTCCACCACAAGTCATAGGAATTGAAAAAATATTTAAGTATGATGATGCTCAGGCAGCAAGTAGTGCCAACATGTTCAGTTTCAAGTACCAACTGTTCTTGAATGACATTTACTACTTTGGAAGCACTGACTTGCTTTCATATCAGATGTCTATGAGTTATCTGGAGACAATGGATTATCTCCTCAATACTCATAAGAGAATTAGATACAATATCAGACAAGATAGATTGTATCTTGATGTTGACTGGGATAACTTGAAAGAGGATGAGTTTATAATTCTTGAGTGCTGGAGAGCACTTAATCCTAATGATTATTCAAAGGTATATAATGACCCATTCCTTAAGAGATATTTGACTGCTCTTATCAAGAGACAGTGGGGTCAGAATCTTATCAAATTCACTGGTGTCAAACTGCCTGGAGGTATTGAATTTAATGGCAGGCAACTCTTTGATGATGGTCAAAGAGAACTTGATGAAATTAAGGCAGAAATGCTAAGTAAGTATGAGTTACCACCAATGGATATGATAGGTTGATGTCATGCTCAATCCATATTTTCTAAACAACTCTAAGCAAGAGCAAAATCTCATACAAAGTCTGGTCAACGAACAGTTGCAGATGTATGGGATTGAGATCTATTACATCCCAAGAAGGTATGTCAAGAAAAACACTGTCATAAGAGAAGTAATTCAATCTGAGTTTGACAATGCCTACCCATTGGAGGCATATCTTGACAGTTATGATGGATATGGTGGTCAAGGAACACTTCTGTCAAAGTTTGGTATTGAAGAACAAGATGACTTGACATTAGTTGTATCAAGAGAAAGATATGAAAATTATGTCACACCTCTTATCAAGGATGTGCCAAATATTGAACTTGCAACTAGACCAAAGGAAGGAGATTTAATTTACTTCCCACTAGGTGATAGGTTGTTTGAGATAAATTATGTTGAACATGAACAACCATTCTATCAATTACAGAAGAACTACGTTTATACCCTCAAGTGTCAACTCTACAGATATGAGGATGAGGTTCTTGACACTGGTGTAGAGACCATTGATGATGAGTTGGAGCAGATTGGTTATATTCAAACACTTACCCTAATTGGTCAGTCAATCACTGCTACTGCCACTGCTGGCATTACCACTCAGGGTGGAGGTATCACTGTCCCAACAATCACAAATATGGGTGCTGGTTATGTCAGCAGACCCATTGTTGGATTCTCATCTGCTCCATCAGGTGGTGTTACTGCTACTGGTGTTGCCGATTTGACAAATGACTATGTTCAGTGTGATGGAAACAAAGGTGGTGGAGTAAAATCAATTCTCATCACAAATGTTGGTGCTGGTTATACAGTTGCTCCTCTCATACAGTTTACTGGTGGAGGTGGTTCTGGGGCAGCAGCAACTGTTGGTATCACTACCTTGAATAGTGTCAATTCTCTTACCATAACAAACAATGGTAATGGATATATTGCTAATCCTACTTTAACATTCTCTGCTCCTGGAATAGGAGTATCAGCACAGGGTATTGGACATATCAATTCTGCTGGTATTGTTACAGCAGTATTCATCACCAATCCTGGATATGGTTATACATCTGCACCCACAGTTACAATTGATGCACCACCCACCAATGCTGCTTCTGGAAGTTACATCTTCAATGAAACTGTAACAGGTTCTGTTTCAGGAACAACAGCAAGAGTTAAGGAATATGATGCTGTCAATAATACCCTGGAAGTTTCTATTGTAGATGGGGCATTTACATTTGGCGAATCCATTGTTGGTGAAGAATCAGGAGCATCCTATGTCATTAGAAAGCAGCAAAAGGATGATACCAATGATCCATTTGCTGATAATGACAACATTGAGTCAAAAGCAGATGACATCATTGATTTTACCAAAACAAACCCCTTTGGAATGCCTTAATTAAAAAGTTGTTAAATAGTATTGTAACAGTAGTGACACCATGTTTGAGCATTTCTATAATGAGATCTTCAGGTCTGTAATCATAGCATTTGGATCTCTATTCAATGGTATTGAAATTCATAAGAAGGATGCAAATGATGATAC